AGAACAAAAGCACCAGTAATCCAGCTCTTACCAACTCCCCGAAATGCTTGGATCTGTAAACGCTTTGGACCATGTTGAAGGTAATCAGCAATTGCATATTGGGCACGTGTAGGATTTGGTAGGTCGAGTTCATTCCATAAAGCCTGTAAGAATAGCTTAAAATCGTCTTTAAGGAGGTCTAAAGTGTTCATAGGTACAATCTAGCGTAGAGTAGGTGGAAGGGTGGTTAGAGGGGCTTCTAGGTGCCACCTTTATTAGCTTTAGAAATTAGTTCGTCAAAACGTGCTTTTTGAGATGCAGTTAAATTAACTCTATAATCTTCAAAATATTGTTTAACAATTTTTTTACCAATCTTTTGTTGGGGAATTAAATACTCTTGAATATATTGGCTAAAAACATTCATTACATCATCAGATGTTTTTGCGTCTTGTAAAAGATTTTTAACAAACTTGTTGTTTGGCTCCATACCTGCAGCATTAAATGCACTATGAATATTTCCTAGTTTTTCTTTAGAAGTTTTAGCTAAAGCTGCTCTGTGAATTGGACCTGGTGCATCTAACATGTTTAAACGGCTATTTCCCATAACAACACCAAGCATACGTGAGTATTCATGAAGTGCTACAAGATCATCAGCATCACCAACTTCAAGCATTATTTCAACAAAAGGTTGAGTTTGTGCTTTAGCCGCTAGGTGATGTTGTTCTAAAACTACAGCCTCATTAGTAGGATCTATATTTTTATCAGATGGTTTTTTAAATGCAGGAGGGTCTTGATCTAAATTATTGTAAAAAGATGACATTTCACCATATCGTTCTTCTCTAATTTTTTTATCAAGACGAGCAAATTTAGAGCTACCACGAACTACTTCACCGCTTTCTAACATAGAGTCTAATTCAGTTCTGCGCTTATCTAGACGCGCTAAAGATTTGTCAAACATTTGACGTGCTTTAATGTTTGCTGGTGTTTGAGCAATACCTTGTTTTACTCCAGGTGCTAAAAATTTAGGGTTTTGTACAGTTAATCCCAACAATGCTGATCCACCTTTCATTGCAAGGTTTACGTCTGTTGGTCCTGGTAAATACAAAGCTCCAGCAATACCTGCCGCTGCCCCAGCAAGTTGTGTGGGAACACCTACAGACTCTAAACCACTTGCAAAACTTTCCATTGTTTTAGCTTCACTAGTAGCATAATCTTCTGATAAAAAACCTAATTCTTTAATAGGATTTATACTAGTAGATGTTGCAAATGTAGAAGGTTTAGCAGCTTCTTCTCTAATTGATTCACGATAACTAGTTAAAGCTTGAGGTACTGCTTTAACAGCACCACCCCAAAAATTAATAACAGTTCTACCGTAATCTTGGATACCTTGAACAGCATCTCCTATGGTTGGTGTATAATTTAAACCAAGGGGGTTACCTTCTTCATTCATTAATTAATATACTCCATAATTAAGTGTTCACGGAGTTTATTAACTCCAAATTTGGCTCTCATCCATGATTGCCAATGGTTACTTCCTTTGTCCTGATTGCATCTGGTACATGCTGGTACGACATTCGTATTGACATCTTCGCCCCCAAGAGAACGAGGATGTACATGGTCCAGAGTAAGTTCGTGTAATTCATAAGTTTCTCCACAATAAACGCATGTGCAGCCAAAGTGTAATTTAATACTGCGCCTCCAAAGGCGCTTTGCTTCAGAGGATGTCATGGTTATTAAGTTGTATAGGTAGTGATCAGGAGTTGGAAGTAATGGGGTCATGCTCGGCCTTTACGTGCTCGGTTTTTAGATGCTTTTTCAAGGAATGTTTTACCATTTTTCTTGTGTGATACATCTTTACCGTCACCATTGCCATAAGTACCGCGTCGGCGGTTTTCTTTATTTAAAGCAGACCGCTTTGAGATTTGTAGTTTGGAACCATCATACTTTTTCTGGTATGATTTATAGTTACCATTAGCGAATTTAGCACCGCTATGCTTAGAGCTTCGAGCCATATAGCCTCCGTTGGACTAGTTCTGGGTCAACAGTTGGCATAATGTTAGCCAATTTATCAAGTGAGTTACCATCAAAGGCGACACCACTGATGTCATTCTTTGATAACCAATCACAAGCTGCTTTTAAATCTTGTGTAGTTGCCTCACCAGATTTAACACGGTTTAGAAACTCAGTAGTAACTAGATTGTGTAGCTCATTAAATTGTTCTTCACTCGCTTTGTTTTTTGACATTAGCTTTCTTGGCTTTAGTTTTCTTTACTACGGGTGCTTCAATTGCATACCATGTTTCACCTGGTTCATGCACGAGGTGTGATTCTGCACGTACTGCTTGTTCAGCAGTTTCATAAGTACCAAGCACTTTTTGAGTACGGAGATCTACTACGTTGTAAGTCATTTAGTTATTTCGGAGGACAATTTGGTCTAGTTTGTTTTCAATACGCACCATATGATCTTCCATACGTTTGACCATTGTGGATAGATCAGCTTTAGATACATAGTCCTGAGCCACGTTAAGTTCAATAGCGTCGATGCGTCTGTCAAGACCACTAATGCGATCATGTACATTGTTTATTCGATTGTGTAATCTGTTATTCAGAGTTGCGCCACCTGCAACTATTGCAATGACAGCAGCGACTATTGCTTCCATTATTTAAGGGATACGATTGGTACGATGTCATGACAAAGCATTTCGACACGACTGCCAGGTCTAAAAGTAAAACCTGATTTCATAATTTCTGTACATTTAAGTGCTCTGACTAGTTCGTAGTCAAGACGCATCTTTTGTTCGTGTTTACGGGCGATACCTTTACAGGTTTCCACCATGCCACCATCTAGTGGTACTGAAAAGTTTAGTTGTACGCCATAGTTATTGCTTCGTACATACCCTTCGTTATCGAAAGGAATAGTATCATTGCCCATATAAAAGGGCGAGAATTGCATGGTTGTTCCATTACAACTATTATTACCTGCAAAGTATTGGCGAGACGGTGCCCCATTGTTTTGGAATTGCACCGCCTGATTAGTCACATTACCTGTAGCTGCTGCCACAGGAGATGATGTATTTTGTACCTTAGGATCTTCGTTTGCGTAAGCAGGACTTACTGAGAGAAGACCGATAAGGAAGTAGTAACAGTATTTTGCTGGATTGTTTCTGTGACTAAACTGTCTTCGATTAGACCTGCTGTTCTGTTTACAATCTCTAGTTGAAATTGCTCCCCAGCATTTGTTACTGAATATGTTGTAGCGGTGTCTGCGATGTCGCCGCTCGGTGTTACGTTTGTTCCAGACCATGATGAATAATCACCACCGTAGACGTTTGTAGCAATGGTTCGGTCAATATCAATGGTGGTAGTTGTTGTTGACTGCATTGAACCTTGCGTGAAGTTAGGGGTTACCTGAGCAGATACTGGAGCCGCAATAAAAAGAAGTAAAAGTAGTTTCTTCATTTGTTTTTTTCTCTTGATATAGAAAAGGTTGCTAGAGTTCCGCTAAGAATAGAAGCGACATATGTAGGATCCATCTTCTCCATCCATCCTGCATAACTTGCAGTTAGGAGTCCGGCTGACCAGACGAGGACGATGAATTTGATGATTCCGCCTTTTTTGTCATCTTGTTCCATGCTTGCTTAAATATGGGTTTCATAAGCATCACTAGATATTTAAATAGTGATGTAGCAGCAAGGGTGGCAGCTACAGAGATAAACGCTGTAGTTGCTGCTGTAGTCATGATCGTAGTAGTCGGCATTGGGACTTCAATGTCCGTAAATGGGACTTGTATGATCTGAGCTTCAGGTGGAATATTTGGTTTAGTTGTGGTTGGATTAGATTTAGTTTTATTAGTTGAACTTTCTGGTGGAGGATCTACATTAATACCCTCTATCCCTGGAGGTGGCCTAAGCGTGTTAGGAGGTACCACAAGCGGCCTGTAAGACGGCACATCTGCTGTTGGTACCTCTAGTATAGGAATAGGTAATTGGAACGCTTCAGGGAGCATTAGAGAGGGTAGTTTAGGTGGGTCAACCCACTCCATTACTCAGCACCAAACAAACCACGCTCAATAAAATCTACAGCTTGATCATCAACTGTATTGTCTGTTGTAGAAGCCAACTTCCGCAGCAGGTCAACAATCAATCGTTTGACCTTTGGAGATTGGATAAAAGAGAACAGAACGGGACGGATAAGAGTAATCATAATTAAATAGGTGTAGGCCATGCCGTAGCAATGGCAGGGTTAGCGACAGTTTCCATGACTGGTTCGCCCGCTACTGGGTTAGCAGTCTCGGTACCTTCTTCATCAGTAATCGTGTCAGGTTCAACCACACCATTACCTTCAGCATCAGTTTGTTGACGAGTAATAGTAGGTTGACCAAACAGCAGCTCAATCAAAGCTGGTACATCAGCAACAGCATTGATCTCTGTCTGTCGTGTATTACATGCTGAACGAACAGCACCACGGTATGTAAGCCAAGCTGAAGCCACAGCTTGCCCCAACTCTGCAGCACGTGTAACACGCCAATCAGAAGGAGAAAGAAGTGAATCACAAATCTGAGATTGAGTTGCTTTCCATTGTGTCTTCAAGTCAGTTAGATCTTTGGGATTATCAACACCCCAGTAGAACCGTTGGTCATACGTGGGGTCATTAGCAACTTCAGTAATTCCAAGGGCGTTACGCTCTTCCAAACTGGACAAGCGCAGCCAATTAGCAGGATATTGAATCCCATCATGAGTAAATGCCCTATCATAAGATAGGGGCTTGTTATCTAGTTTAAGCATAATTAATTAGTTTGTTTAACGAGCAAGCCCGCCATTGCTGGCGAACGGGTTAGAAGCAAAGCTCATGTAGATGTAGCTTCCGCCGCTAGCGTTCAGCATCCCTCCGGCCGGCGAGCGCACCTTAAATCCGTTACTTAAAATATCAATATAATGTGATGTATTCTGGACTTCGGCGTTGCTTAAATCTGGATACAATCTACGCCCACCAATGTTGTAAGTATCTCTAGCAACGTCGTAAATAACCCAGTTATCAACCGCATCTGTTCTTTTTATCATTACCCAGGCTACAGAATGACCGGTAAACACAAACGGACCATCTGCAGATCCATTGCCGGTGTAACTTCCCATTGCGCTATATCCTTCGACAGGTGCGAAGCAGTAGACGAGGTGATCTCCAGTTGCAGTGCTTGAATATTGAATAACGCTTGAGGTAGGTAGATCGCGAGACGACGCGGCGAATGCTCCGGTAGTATTTAAATACCCAAAATCCAAAGTTCCATCGACTGCAGTTGTGTATACATACCAGTTGGAGCTGGTGTCTATATTTTTAATCACATAAAACACTGGCGCTGCATTTAAACCATGAGCTAGCGTTCCATCGCCAACAAAAGAAAAATTTCCTTTAACAATCGAGAACCCAGCACTTGGGTTGGCTCTGACTGTTGATGCGATGCTTGGGACGTTGGTTACTGATACGCCGGAGTCCACGAGAAGTTTTCCATCGACCCTGATACCACCAAGATAAAT